ATGGCGAATCGTATTAAAGCGCTACGCGAAGCGCACAATCTGCCGCTTGGGAGCTTAGCCCAGCGCGTAGGGACCAGCGCGCAGCAGATCAGCCATTTGGAAACCGGGAAGCGGCGTCTGACGGTGTACTGGATGACCCGGTTGGGCAACGCGTTGAACTGCCACCCGTGGGAGCTGGTCGGGGATGGACAGCCGGCTGCTATGGATGCGAAGGAAATCCACCTGCTCGGAGCCTTCCGGCGGTTACCGAATCGGCAGCGCCAGCCGGTGCTGGAGCTGATTGAATCCTTGATCGAGCTGGCGCCTGCTGAGCCGAGACGTAAGACTTAGAGAGGGCGGCGCTACGCTGGCATTACGCGATGAGCAGCCGCCGCGGCCGATCAGAGCCGGCACCGGCCAGTCATCACCGTATCGTCGCCTGACGCTTTGCATGGTTCGAGCTATGCTCAATGTCAGCCACGCTAACCGCAGGTATCTGTTCGCCATGCCGACACGTTTAACTTCTGCGCTAATTCTTTTACTGACGCTGACCACAGGATGCTCTATGACGCACGGCGACTCGAACCACCCCGCGAAGAACCCGCATCCGGTTAAGCGGTACGAAGTCACGGCGATGTCCGAAGCGCCAGGACCTTGGGATTCAATCAAGGGCTATATCGGCTACGACATCGAGAAAGCTAAGGACGGCATCGCGAAATGCGTGCCGATGGATTCGTTCCTCGGTGAGCAGAGCCTGACGAGCATTGGAATCGATATTGAAATGACCCGCGTGGACGATCACACGTGGCGAGGTTATTTCTATCGGGATGCCTTGCAGGACGAGGACTACTTCAACCTGGGGGTGTGCCACTGGGATGTCACCAGCGTCGGCGTTAGCGCGGCAGCGAAGGGGGTAAGGTTTGGTTGGGGCGATATGTTGGTATCGCTCCTACATGACGGTCCGGGAACGAGCTATTTCAAGAAGAGCGCGTACGGCGACCCGGCAATGGTGGGTTATCCCGCATTAAATCTTAATAATACTGATACTGAGGTATTCCAGCATCCTTATGCCTATTTCCGGGTCACTATTGCCGTCAAGGAGAATGAGCCATGACCTCCGCCGTGCAGGAGCGAGCCGACGCGGCCAATGACTCGTACGCCAACCGCCCGCAGAGTGATGTTGATAGTCCGAAAGGAGTATTTCTAGACGGCCAAAAGTACCGAGTCTTTGGCTACGCGAACGACCCCATCAGCGGCTTTCACGCCACCGCGTACCAAAGTGTTGATAAGCCGCACAGCATCATCATCGCCTATCGCGGCACCGACCCGGCTTTATTTTCCGGTACCACTCCCGCCGAAAAACGGGACCACGCCCTCACCACCGTGCAGGACATCGCCGTCGATGCCACGATGGTGCGTGACAGTGTCAATCCACAAAAAGGTACGGCCGATGCCTTCACGCAGGCCATGATCGACAAGGCGGCACGGCAGGGCATTCCCAAGGATCATGTGTTCGTGGCCGGCCACTCCCTTGGCGGCACGCTGGCAGAAATCGAGGCGGCGAAGTTCGGCCTGACCGGCTCCACCTACAACGCCTTCGGCGCGGCGGGCCTGACCGATGGCCCGCCGCAGCCGGGCTGCCAGCTCACCAACTACCGCATGGCGGGCGACGTGGTGAGCGCGGCCAACGCGCACGTGGGCGAGGTGGTGTCGCTGGCCAGCAAGGAGGATGTCCAGAGCGCGCGCGATGGCCGTTATCTGGATGCGCCGTCCGGTTCGCCGCCGCCCAACGCGCTGATCGCGATGCGGCTGGACGATCACGGCGGCCAGCAGCACTTCGACAGCAAGAGCGCTGACAACATCCTGGAACCCAGCCGCTTCAGAGAGGCCGCGCAGCGGTATGCGGACAACAAGCCCGCCTTCGACCATTTCAGCGGCGACGTGTCCCGCGAACGCGGAGAACTGTCCCAGGCGTTGAAGCAGATGGAGAACCACTACGGTCAAAACAGCCTGCCACCGGATGTCCAGAGGCAGGTGAACGAGTACCTTGCGCTGCATGCCGACCAGCCCATCCGCCATGCCATCGAGCAGAACGGTACCGTGCAAGGCACCGAACAGCGACTGCAACACGGCGCCGATGCCGCACGCGCGGCCGGCCACTACGTCCAAGCGCAGGATGAGCATGTCGCCTCGGCGGCGCGTAAGGCCGGCGCCTACGCGTTGCCCTTGAGTCCGCTGGCTCCCTTGGTCGGTCTGGCCGCCGGCGAAGCGGCCCATCTGCACGGACAAGCCGCCGATGCAACAGGCCGCTTCGTCGGCGGTCAATTCGAATCGGCCAAAGGTGCTGTTGAACACGGTGCGCACAACGTCGCGCAGGCGGCGCTGGGCACCATCCACAACCCTGGCGTCCAGGCGGGTGCGGCCAATGTCGTGAACCGCATTGTTGACACCTATCACAACGCTCAAGCCACCGCGCAAGCCGCGACGCAGACCTACGAGGCCACCAAGCAGGTCATTTCACAAACCGTCGAAAACACCGAGCGCGCCGCCGCGCAGACGTATGATGCGGCCAAGCAGACGGTGACGCACGGTATCGATCGGGCCGAACACGCCGCTGGCCAAGCTTTCGACACGCTGAGCCATCCGGGGCAACTGTTTCACGGATCGTCGGCGACGCCGCATGTCGGTTCGAACGCCGCCCCACCGCCTGCCGAGACCCAGCGGCCCTATGATCCGCGCCATCCCGACCATCCGCAGCATGCTCAATACGAAAAGACGGCGGCCCTGGTGGCCGGCGCGTATGCCAAGCACGGCATCGCCCAAAGTCCCGAGCAGCTCGAACGCACCACCGCGCACGTCATGTACAACGCGCAGAAGGACAAGCTGGACATCAAGGACGTTCAGCTCAACCGCGATCTTCGAACGCATCAGATCGGTCCCAACAGTTTGCTGATTGCTTTCTCGGGCCATAACAAGGAGGTGACCTCGATGCGTAGCTTCACGGACGTCCCGCAGGCCCAACGGGCGGCGCCCGAGCAGACCTTTCAGCAGCTCGCGCACCTCCAGCAGCAACAGGCCCAGGCGCCGCAGCAACCGACGCCGCCGCAGATCCAGGGTCCGGGCGGTCCGGGCATGGGCGGTCCCGGTGGCCGCTGAGCCGATCGCGGTGAAACCAGGGTCTCCCTGCATCGCCTATATGCTGGCGCATCTGCGGCGCGGCCCCTATTACGCGGGGATCGCGCCGGATCTCTGGACCCTCGAAGCGCGGGTGTCCATGTTGATGTACCAGCGCAGCCAGTCGAGCGGCATGGACCATTACGATCCGGCCTTGCCGGTGTGGCTCGAGACCCACGTCGATGAACAGGCTGCGCGCGAGCGGATCGCGCAGATTCAAGGATGGCCCTTGCGCTGGCAACGGCGTTTGATCGAGTCGGCGAACCCGGACTGGTTGAATGTGTGCGATGTCGCGTTACGCATCCATGAGGATTTTTCGCATGCCGTGCCCGAGACGTTGCCGTGCCCGCCACGCGTCCAGCCACGCCCGCCGCGCGATCCGATCCATCACTAGCGACCGCCGACCGGCCTGTTTATGTCGTCGGACTGCCTTCGAGGAATAGCTTCGCTTCCGCCGCTCGTCGTAACACCAGGCCGTCGAGCCGGGTGAGTCGGCCGGCGATGTGCGCCATGCTGAAGTCCGCGAAGTGCGTCGCCGCCCTAGCGTAGTCGCCGGTGTTGAGCACGATGAACAGGGTCGAGTGTTCGAACGCACTCACACCGATGTTGTAGGCCAGGCTCATCAGCGCCGCGGCTTGGTTAGTCGACAACGGCACCCGTACGGCCGACATGAGCGCCGGCCCAAATTCCTCCCGCAGCCGTCGACGCAGATCGGCCTCGGCCTGGGCCTGCGTCCAGTGGGTCGTGGCACCGATGCCGGCACCGGTCGCGCCGAAGCCGATCGTCCAGCGGCCGACCGCATCGCGATAGGCCACCAGCCGGCAACCTTCGCGCGCCTGGATGAAGCGTTCGGCGAGATTGATCGACTCATCGGTCAGGATCATGACTTCACCTCGTCGCTTGGCGTCGTCGACGTGGCGGGCGGCGCTGATTGCGTCAGTCGCCCGACGATGCCGAGCAGGGCCATCACGACGCTCGCGCTGGCGAGCCAGCTCGCGGGGACGGCCGCGCGCCATTCGGGCGGGAGGGCCAGCCACAGGGAAGGCAGCGCGCCGGTGGCAACGAGCGCGTGCAGGGAGAGCCAGCGCCAGGCCTGGCGCCAGTTAGGTACGACTTGCATAGGAAACCTCGAGGGGGATGGAACAGAGAGAAGGGAAATCGACGCGTCAGCGCTCGAACTGATAGCCGGTGACATCGACGATCAGTCCGCCGCCGTTGGTGGGTGCGGCGGTGTAGCCGTAGTTGAAGGTGCCGGTGGCGGTCAGCGGCATCGGCACGATGACCGTCGCGCCGCCCTTGAACGCGTAGATCGCCTCGCCGACCGCGACGCCGCCATCGTTCGCGTTGCCGAGCCGCACCGAGGTGTCCGAAGTCGCGTTGCAGCTCAACGTCGCGACGCGTGCGGTGATCGGTACCGCGCCCGCCACGCTGACTTCGGTCTTCGCGGTCGACGCGCCGCTGCTCAGCACCCGGAACGGCGCGTTCTGCGCGATCACCTGATAAGCCATGGTGTGGCCGCTGTGCAGGAAGTTGAAAAGCTGTCCGGCCGCATCCGTCAGCACGCTGCCGAGGTAGCGCCGCGAGGTGTCGCCAGGCTTCGCACGCGCGGTGGCGAAGTAGGGCGCATCCGGCGCGGTCGTCACGATCTCGATGTCTGGGACGGCCGCATTGAGCCAGAGGTAGACGTGGTGCCAAGCACTCGCGACCAGCGCGAGCCCGGCCTTAGCGAGGGGCGCATTGACGCGGACCGTGCGGCCAAGGCTCGGGATCATCGCAAGGCCCGTGGTCACGGTTAGCGCGGTGCCGCTGAGCCATTGCAACTGCAGGCCGTCGATCAGAGCGGGCGACAGCAGCGCGCCGACTGCGCTACGGCGGGTCGCACCGGCCTGCACCAGCGCGAGCGACTCCGAGCCGTCGAGGGTGTCGGCGGCGGGTAATTCCGAAATCTTTCTAGCCAACTTAAAACTCCGTGATGAGTGCAACGTTGTCTTCGGTCATCAGCGCATCACCGTCCTCGGTGTGCAGCGCTTCGCCGCGCGTGTAGGCGAACGTGGCGCTGAGCGCCTGTGCGCTGGCCAGCCCATCGCGCTGCGCGGTGATCGCCACCCGCACCAAGCCGTCGCCGCCCACGATCGGTGTCAGCGCGTTGGCGACCACACCGGTCGCGTTGCTGGAAGGGACGCCATCCAGCGTGACCGCGACGGCGTACGTGGTGCCGGGCTCCGGTCCGATATCGCCCTGCGCGGTATCGATCAACTGGTCGGCTTGCAGTAGCCGATCGCGATGCGACCAGTTCAACGCCAGCGCACCTTCGACCAGCGCCGGATAGAACCGGCCCTGGATGAGCAGGCGACCGGGCGCGTAGGGCCGGGCGAAACGCTGCTCGAGCACCACGTTCGCAACCGGCGCGAGCGCGGGATCGAGGATGCCTTGGCCGGTGCGGGTCAGAAGTTGCGCCTGGATCGCCTCGCCCGCGACGTACTCGGTCGCATCCGCCGCCGTAAAACCATCGCTGCACCACACCCGCGCACCGATCGCGTGCGCGGCCGGCACGCTGTCAACGCAGCCGCGCGCCAGCGTCAGGGTGTTCTGGATCGTATCGATCGCCACGAGCCGGCAGATCTCTGCGTCGATCACCACCTCGCTGCCGACCACGGCCTGGTCGAGATCGGTCGCGCCGGTCAGCGTCACCACGGTCGGTCCGGCCTCGGCGATCATCGCGGTGGCCAACAGGCCGCTCGGCGCGAAGTCGCCGCTGCCCACGTCGACCCACGCGCCGCCCGCCGCGTGGGTCTGCAGGCGGTAGTTATAGGCCACCCCGGAGGGACGCGCGCCCAGCGCGCCCACGCAGCCCGCCGTCGCGTGGACCTGGGCGAGGTCGGCCGGCCGGAGGCTCGCCGCGAGGTCGCGGTAGCTGGCCTCGAGCAGTCGCTGCGCCGGCACGGGTTTCGGGGCGAGGTCGGGCGGTGTCCACAGCGGCGGCTGCACCACCACGTAACTCTGGGTCGGCAGGCTGTAGACGTCCTGTGCACAGGTCAACGTGATGGTGCGATCGGTCGCGGTGCCGCGCTCGATCTCGAGGATGCGCACCGGCATGCGATCGATGTTTAACCGCTTCCAACTGAACGCGCGCACATCGCCCTTGCGCACATCGACGCTGCCAAACACCTTGAGTTTCAGTCGCGCCGGTCCGCTACTCGCGGCCTTGAGATCACGCAGCGCGATGCGCGTGGCAAGGCTGGCATTCCACAAACCGGGGTAGTTCGTGGACTGGCCGATCACCCGGCCCTGCGCGCGGATATTCGCGCCGTTCTGGACGGTGACGTTGGCATCCTTGTTCGTCGCGCAATCGCGATACGTGACGGTGATCTGGTTGACCGCCCCGTGGATGGTGCCGGGTTCGTAGCTGGTCAGCTCGACCGTGTTGGATTCATCGAGCAGCGGCAGCGTCGTGACATCGTAATCGCCGCGGTAGAGTTTGAGATATTGCTTGCCGGTGGTTGGGTCGTCCACGAAATCGCCGCCGACATGATCCGTGATGATCTGGATGAAGTTGCCGAGCACGTCGCTGCGCGACCATTTGAGGCACAGACCGAGCCCTTCGTCGTGCAGGGTCTGCGCCGCCTGCTTCATGCGGACGAGATCGAGCGCGGAGGCATCCTTGCCGAGGCCGGTCACCGGATCGGTGATCGCGCGGTAGATGAAATGCGCGCCGTTCATGCCCATGTCCACTCGGCACAGGTCGGGCTCCCACACGGCGGTGCGCCAGCCTTTCACCCAGCGCTGGACCTGGAAACTCCACGCTTTGATATACGGATTCATCGCGCCGACCAGACCGCGATAGACCAGCGTCACCAGTCCCCGAAAGGCCGGCATCGGCGTGCCGAGCTGTTGCTGCAAATAGGCGTTCGGTCGCTGGGTCGCTTCGCCCATGCAGATATCGAGCGTCCCTTGCAGACCGCCCTCGCTGTGATCGCCGCCGAAGAGGTTGGGCGCATCGATGCGGATGGTGGTGCTTGCGGTGACGTTGCCGGTCCAGGCCACGAGATCGCCGGCACGGATCTGCGGCAGGCAATCGATCTCGCCGTAGCTCAAGCCCATCTGCAGGCCCATGTGATACCGGTAGCCGATGGTGACCGCGCTGCTGCTCTTACCCATCCGCTTCCTCCGCGCGCGCGATGGCCACCACGCGCAGCGCGAAGGCGTCGCCGGTCGCTTCCAGCGATTCGGCAGAGAGGCCCTCGGTCATTAACGCCGACCCATCGAAACCATGCCGCGCGCACCAGTCCCGCGCGCCACGCGCGCAGAGTTTCGCCGCGCGCACATGCGGCATCCTCACGCGCACGTCGCTCACTTGCCGCCCTTCTGCTTGATCGGCGTCGTGGAAAGATCGCCGTACCACAGCACATTGGGATCATCGATCCAGCATGTCCCGCCGATGTCGACCACCTCGCGGCCGTCCTCTGCCGTCGGCACGTCGAAGTCGGACAGCAGCGGCGCGGGCGTGCTCTTGGGTCGCTGGATCGAGGCGTAGGCCACGATCAAACTCACGACCAGGACGATGAGGTAAATCCATGTCATCGGGTCCATGGCGATTCCTTATTTCACGAGCTGGCGGACGCGCGTCTGGTTGCGCGAGAGAATGTTCATCACCAGCACTTCGCCGGCCGGCGTGGCCATCTGCTCGAGCACGACCTGCGGATCGAGCTGGTTGACCACGCGTAGCGACACGGTCGGTCGGCTGGCGGTGTTGTTGCGCGGCGCGGCGGGACTGACGCGCGGCTCGGGTGTTGGCGTGAAACCCTCGGTGCTCGCCATGGGCGCACCGCCGGGATCGACGTAGCCGCCCGCCGCGTAGCCGGGGAGGTGCCAGTCGGCGAGCGCGGCCATCCCGCGCCGATTGAAGTCATCGAGGAACGAACGCGCGCCCGGTTCCGCGACGACGGCCGCACGCGTCACATGCTCGCGGCCGTGCACAATGCCGGCCGGCTCGCCCACACCGACGTCGCCGGTGTAGCCGCCGGTGCTGAAACTCGCGGTGACGGAACGGATCGAGCCGAGCAGGCTGATCCCTTCGGCGACGGCCTGCGCGATGAGCGGAATGTTCGCCGGAAAACCCTTCGCCGACGCCTGCGAAATGTCGAGGTACATGTTGACCGTCGCCTGCGCGATGGCGGCGGCTTTGCTGAGCGCGAACGCGGCCCGGTACGCCTCGCTCTGCTCGCCAAAACCATTCTTCACGGCCTCGGCGGCGCTGGAGAACATGCCGGTCAGGCCGAGCAGGGTGACCTTGGTGCGGTCCTGCTCGATCTGCTGCAGCTTGGCGTTGTGTTCCTGATAGAGCGCGTTTTCCTTCGCGATAAACGAGGCATCCGAGCGTAGCTTTTCGTCGTGCTGCTGATTGAGCAGATCAAGGTCGGCGCGGTAGGCTGCCTCGAGCTGCTTCTGCTGCTCGGCCAGCTTGTCGAGTTCGCCGAAGGGACCGCCGACCGTCGCATCGACGCCCTTGGTGTCGGGTAGTTTCTTGAAGTTCTGGTTGAGCGCATCCTCGAGCGTCGACTGGTATTCGTCCGGCGTGATCGTGCCCTTGGCGAGTTCCTTGCTGAGCTGCGCGATCTGCTCGCGCACCTTGCCGAGCGAGATGCCGTTGACGTCTTTCAGGCTGTCGCGGAGTTTCTCGAAGGCTTCGCGGTCGGTTTGGGCGAGCTTCGCCAGCGACGCATCCCGCGCGCTGCCGTAGAGCTTGACCAGCGCATCGCGCTCCGCGCCGATGGCGATCACATCCGCGCCTTTCGCGGTTTTGGCTTTCGCGGCGAGGTCGTTGGCCTTGGTGACTTCGTCGTTGTATTTGGCCCAAATCTTCGCGACCGGATCGAGCGCGCCCTGCTCGTCACCGAGGGCCTTGATCAGGTCCTCCTGAGCCGTCGCGGCGGCCTTTTCCTGCCCGGCGGTGCTGCGTGCCTTCGGATCGTATTTCTTGTCGAGGTCGCTTTTGAGCTTGTCGTACAGACCGCCGGCGAAGCTGACCTTCCCATCGTCGCCGACGATGCGGATGACATTGCGTAGCTTGGGATTGTCGCCATCGCCGCCGCCGTACAGATCTTCAAAATCCTTATTCAGTTCCTTCAGTTTTTGTCCCTTGGCGGCGACCTTGTCGATGCCCGCGCTGAGCTTGTCGAGATCGGCATCGGCCTTGACCGCCGCGGTGGCCAGCCCTTCGGCGAACCCTTGCGTGTCGGCCTTCTGTTGCGATTGCTGGACCTGCGCTTTAAGTCGATCAAGCTCGGCCTGGTTGTCCGCATCGAAGTTCCGACCCAGCAGGCCCTGCATAATCGCGCCGAAGCCGCCTTCCTGCGTCGTCTGCTTGCGACCTTCGAGATCGGCGATGCGCGTTTCATCGCCGGCCGTGCCGAGCGTGATCGAGGCGGTCGTCTTGACTGCTTCCCAGGCGTTGGACGCGGATCGCTTGACGCTGTCCCACGCCTTCGCCAAACCGTAGGTGTGCTCGGTCTCCTCGGCGATGCGTGCGGTCGCCGCGTCGTGGAAGGCATCCGCAGCGACCTCGATCGCTTCCTGCGTTTTGCCTTCTTCTTCCAGCGCCACGATCTGGTCGTAGATCGCGGTGGTGAGGAAGTGATATTGATCGTTGGCCTTCAGCGCACTCGCCGCGGTGCCATCGAACATCTGCAGCGCCGACTTGCTCGCCTGCTCCGTGTTCTGACCGGTCAGCGCGGCCATGTCGACCGCCGCTTGCCCCACGGATTCCAGGGCGGTGCCGCTGAGCTTGCCGGTCGCGACCAGGGTCGTCAGGATCGTCCGCGTGTCACCGATGGAGCTGTGCGCCGAGGTCAGGCCCGAAGCCATCTGCTCGATCTGTCCGGTCGTGACCCCGGCAAAGTTGCCGGTCAACTCGATGGCCTTGTTGACCTTGGATTCCTCCTCCGCGACCTGAATCGCCGCGAGAGCAAAGCCGCCGAGCGAGCCGGTCACGGCGGCGATGGCTACCGCCAGCGGATTGAACAGGATCGACAGCAAGCCGGTCTGCGAGGCCAGCGTCGCGGCGCTCTGTTCGAGCCGGCCGAAGTTACCGGTCGCCACATCCTTGATCATTCGGCCGAGTTCCAGCCGCGCCGCCGAGGTGTTGAGATTCAGGCCGTGCATGGCCTCGGCCGCGCCGGTCAGCGAGGCACGGCTCGCATCGATCGCGGTCTTCAGGGCCTTGTAATCGTCGGTGCCGATCGCGCCGGCTTTCAGCAGCGACTGCAGCGTGCGCTCCTGCGCGTCGAGCTTGTTGAGTGCGGCGACGGTCGGATCGATCTGCCCGGCGAGCTTGGCCAGCGCCTCGCGCTGGGCATCGACGGCGGCGACGCGCGCGGCCTGGGCGGCCGTGTCGGCGGCAACCGGAAGGGATGAGGCCACGGCACCGGCCGTCGCCGAGGGTGCACGGCGGCTCACCGCTGCCTGCCGGTCGGCTTGCTCGATCGCGGCGTTCGTGGCCTGCGCCGCGCGCTCGGTCGCTGAGCGCGCTGACTCCTGTACCTCGGCCTGTTTACCGGTCGCCGCCACCAGCGCCGAAATCCGTGCGGCGGCGGCCTCGCTGCTTTCGCCGAGCGCATCGGTGTTCGCCTTCGCGCCGCCGATGCTGGCACCCATTCGGTCCATGCCCGCGATGGCGGCGACTAAATCCGCGCGCACGCGCAACAGCAGTTCGTAGTCCTGCACGTTGGTCATGGGTGGCTCGCTGATGTCATGAGTAAATCGGATCGCCGCCGAAGGGGTTCTTGGTCGGTATCCACGGCTGGCCGCCGTAGTTGTCCGCGTTCTTGAATTTGCGGTCGCAGGTGGCGAGCGTGTGGTCGCAGCCGGGATAAGCGGCGAGTTGCAGGCCGACCGTCATGCGCGCGGGCGTGAGCAGCGTCAGCGTGTCTTTGACGTGATCCAGCACGAAGCGGCGCTCGGTGACTGGGCCGTCCGTCCACTCGAGATCGCCGCCCGCGAAATAGCCGTCCGGATGCGCGGCGAACGCCGCCGATTGACAGGTCGCGCCGGCGACGCCCGTGATCGTCGCGTCGACGCGCAGTGCCGTGCGGCTCGCGTTGCACTGACCGAGCCCGGCGGAATACACCACCAGCGGACAATTCTTCTGCCAGCAGCGCAGGAGCCCCTGGGCGCGCAGGCTGGCCATGGGCGGCAGGCCGTGAATGATGGCCTGCGCCGTGGCGAACTCGACGCTGCCGATCTCTCCGATCCACTGCACCTCGACGACGGCAGAGCCCTTGCGTCGGCGCGACAACGTGATGCCGATGGGATCGAGTGGTGCGACCGGCCTGAAAAGCTCCAGCAACGGCAGCGCGAGTGGTACGGTGATGTCCAGGGTATTGCGGGTGAGGTCGGCACTCTCGCTCACGGCGCCGCGTTTAAGCGCATAGGCGAGATACGTCTGCCCAGCGACGATCAGCGGACGATCGTCGCTGGTGTACCGGTAGACGGTCGGACCGCGCACGAAATCGTACAGCTCGCTGTCGCGAGCAAAGAAGCTCATCGTGATTCGTCCTACGGTTCTTCTTGAGGCACGCCGGCAAAGCGCAAGCTGCCCGTGGCTACGCCCTCGCTATCGGTGAGGTGCTGGATTTCGATGGCGTCGGCGGCGAGCGTGACTAACGTCAACCAGCTCACGAGGCGAAGGTCCTCCAGCGCCACATCGCGGCCGAGGGGCGTGTCGATCACGAATTGCTCGCTGGCCGCATCGATCTCGGCGACCGCGGTGATGCGGCGGTAGAACACGCTGCCGTCCCAGAGCGCGATGCGCAGATGCCGGCGGCCCGGTTGCAGCGCGCCGAAGCGGGTGATGCCGGACCAAGCCACCGACAGTGTGGTGACGTGCGTGGAGATCGGGCCGAGCACGACGACATCGTCCATCCCGCTCGCCAGCCAGAGCGCCTGCGCCTGGCCGGCGAGCCAGTACAGCAAGCTGCGATGCGCCGCGCGTTCGGCGCGACCGACCTGCAGCACATCGAACGGCAACGCGACAAAAGACAGACCACTCGCATCATCGATGACCGGCAGGCCGCTATCGTTGTCCAGGGTCGTGATCACACGTCCATAGCTCGCGTCGCGATTCGCCGGTTCGTCGCGCGGCATGTCGAGCACCGGAAACCCGAGGTACATCGTGACCGGTGCCAGCGCGGGCCAATCGCACGGCTCAGCGGCCAGAAACCGGATTTGACTCTGGACCAGCCGATCGCTGGCGCGCGCGAGCGCCGGGAAGTCGGTCAGCGTCGCCGTGCGGCAGGGATAGAGCCGTGAGCCGGCGACCCACGTGTTCGCGGTAGGGTGCGCGAGCGTGATCGCGTTGCTGGCGACGGCCGCCACTTCGATCAACTCGAAGCGCGTGGCGCTGGCCCACAGCATCGCCAGCCCGCCGAGCACGAAATCGAGTCCATCCGTCGCCAGCGCGATGGTGTCCGAGCCCGCGCCGAGGTCAGCGGTCAGGAACGTCACATCCGGCCACACCGGCACGGCCCACACTCGCGCGCTGGCATCGAACAGCGCCAGCTCAAGCACGCGTCGATCGCTGCCTTCCGCGATCACACTGAATTCCCACTGCCGGCGCGGCGCTTCGCGACACGGCTGGCGCTGCACGGTGCCATCGATCGCGCGCTCGACGTCGGTCAACCAGGTCAACGTTTCGGTGATGCCGTTCGACCAGTCCGGCGGAATCATCCACGCGGTGATGCGATTACCGCTGAGCCTTAACGTGACGTCGTCGTCGCTGCTCGCGAAGTGCCAGCGTAGCGTCGCATCGACCACGGCCGCACCCGAGGCCGACAGTGCAAGCTGCCAAAGCTGTTCCTGCAGCGGCGCGAACGCTAACGGCAATGCCGCCGGGCCGGTGACGGTGATGCCATCGGCGTTGATGGCCTCGACGGCTTGCAGCGTGAGCGGGCGGTCGGGATACGCGTTCCACACGCGCACGGTGCGCGTCTGTGCCGTGACCAGATTGCCGAGCGCGATCACGGCCGGATCGATGTGCACGCGATAATAGAAATCGCGCAAGTAGCTGCGGATGAGCTGCCCCGCCCGCACGCGGCCATACGCGGCGATTGGCACGATCGCGTGGCGCGTGCCGTGGGCCGTCGCGCGAGCGACGGCGGCATGCGGCGGCCAAGCATCCAGGGTGAGGCCATGCAGCGCGTCGCAAAGCTGCGGGATCTGCGTGCCGCCCCGCGCAGAACGGATCACGGTGCCGATCAGCAGCGTCATGCGTCACGGCCCGGTGTAGCGCACGGCCCACCCGAACGTGCCGGTATCCGTGCCGTTGTAGTTCGCGCCGTCGCGTCCGGAGGCATTCTTCCGATACCAGGGATAGGTCTTCCAGCGATCCGGGCCGAGCGTCAGGAGCTGGCCCGCGCCGAGGTTGTCGTTGCGCAGATAACGCGCATGGGCGAGGTCGCCGATCATCGAGACCTTGTTCGCCGGCCGCGTGATGAACGGCTGGATCGGGATCAAGACCGTCTCGCCGTTCCACGTATTGGGCTGGCGCGACAGGCTCGGCACGGTGGGGTAGAGCGCATCGGCCACGGCCGCGCCGTAGTTGTAGCCCTGGCCCCATGCCCAGCCGCCGCCATCGAGGCCGTGATGAAACGTGCTTGAGCGCCCGTCATAGGCATTGGTGTTCCAGAACAACGCCGGCGCAATCGAGTTGGGATAGTTGGCCCCGTTCGTGGGCTGCATAGTGATCGCGTAGTAGTACGGAGCGATTTGACCGAGCGAAGCGCCGTACCAGTTGCCGGTGCCGGGCAGGCCGGGGACCGGACTGCACCCAAACGCGAACCATTGGTACCGATCGACCGCATAGTTGACCACCAGGTACACCTCGTCCGGTGCGCTCAGAACATGCACTTCGTAGGTGAGCGGAAAGCCGAACGGTTCGGTGCTCCAGATCGGACCCATGCCGGCCGTCATCGGACCGGGCGCGACCAATGCGCCCGCGCCATCAAGGCCGTTGCCGCCGATCAGGGAGAGGTAGTTGCCGGCGATGCCGGGCTGCACGAAGCAAGCCCCCTTCGAAAGCACGGCGCCGGTTAGCGTCCAGCCGTTTGCCGTGCACGCCTGCTGCAACGCGAGCAGGAGATCGTTGAGGTTGCCGGCACTGCCGGTGACGTAGGCCATCAGTTGAGCCGCATCGTCAGGTAATCGGTGAAGCCATTACGGCCCACATCCTGCAGCACCACATGCGGTATGCCACCCGCCGCGACGATCGCGGCCGCGCGCTGGGCGGCGGTCGACGCGGGATCATCGACCACGGGCGTGCCGCCGTCCTGAATCATGGTCTCGACCGTGTTGTTGAAACCGCTGACATACGCGATGCCATCCAGTTCGCCCAACTCGCCGAGCCCGTTCATCGTCATCCGCAGGGGCAGCAGTGGGTAATGATCGGCCGTGTCCCGGAGCTGCCAGCCGCCGGCGATCGAGCCGTTGATCCAGGGCCATACATCCGGATTGCGCCAGCTTCCATCGACGAAGCGCAAGCCGAGATTCGTGCGGGTGCCTTTCGCGTACACGCTGTGCGTGGTTTCGCTGAAACGCGTCGGCGTGATCCCGGTGAGCATGCCGCCCACCGCGAGCGGGTAGGGAAATTGACCCGGCGTGGCATACGGCAGGCAAAGGCCCGCATAGGCGCACTCATACACGGGCGTGCCGACCTTGAGGCCAAACGCGATGCGCTGAGCATTGATCGTCAACCAGTAATCCACACGCTGGTTGTGGGCCGGCACGCCGGATTCGAAATACCCCGGCTGGGCCTCGAAGCTGTTCTCGGGGACATAGCCGGTAAAGCCCGCGACGCTGAGGTTGTAGTAATCCGAGCTGGGGTCTTGGTAAGCGCGCAGTCCGATGAAAATCTGCGCCGTCCCCGAGAGCCCGACGCCGCGCAGGATCAACTCGCGTTTCTGCGCGGGATCGGTCGGCGTGAGGTAGCGCAGCGTCGTCCAGCCGTTCGCTTGCGCCAGCGTCTGGATCACGCGAAGAAGTTGCCAGTGCGCGATCCCTTCGCTACCGGTGCGATCGACAAAGCCGAGGTCATAAGCCATGAAAGAGAGATCAGTCGGAGAGTTGCTGGAAAAGGTCGAGGGCGGCGCGTCCACGCGCCTGGACCGCCGACAGATCGGCCAACCGTGCGCGCCGCGCGCGGCGGTCCTGCCGCTGGGCGACCTGGAAATACAGGAGCAGTTGTCGGCGGGTGTAGCGGCCTAGGTGTCGCGCGTCGTGCCCATGGGCGACGAGGGTGCCGAGGACGTCAGCCCAGCGACTTCCCGGAGCTTGCGCAGCCGCACGCTTTGCAAGACGCGACGCAGAAAAAAATCGGTGTTGACGTCCCACCACAACGCCATCAGCACTTCACCCTCGGCCGCCTTCAAACCAGACACCCAATCGAGCGGCTGGTCGCAGGCGATCGCGATCAGCTCGCGTACCTCGGCATGGCATGCACCGAACGCCTCGCGTAGCGAATCGAGATCGTGGAAATCGCGACGCAGGGCGACCGCCGCAATGGCATCGGTGAGCTTGGCAATCAGCCCGGCGTGCTGCAACGACTCGGCAAAGCCGTATTCGCGCATGGTGATATCGACGCCGGCGACAGTGACATGGCGCTCGGGGAACAGGATGGCCAGATCGTTCGCGTCCGTCATGCCGCGCGCACCATCACGATGGAGCCGAACTGACCGAGCGGTCCGTTGGCCGGTTTCGACAGATCGGCGAGCAGGCCGGCGCTGACCTGCATGCCCGCGACATCGGTGCCGGTCGTGATCAGCGCCAGTTCCTGCAACGGGTCGGTGGCGACCTTGAAAAGCGTCACGACCACCGGCGCATTGCCTTCGGCGAGGTTGATGCCTTCGTAGCGCAGCGCGATCACCGGCTGCGCGCGAGTGAAGAGGCCCACGGCCTGCGTGGCGGCATACGCATACGCGCGGGCGAACGGCTGCACATAGCCCGTGACGTTGAGCATGGTGATGCGGCCGAAATCGGCATCGACGGTGTAGTCGACATCCGGCACCAATGTCTTGGGCGTGCCGGCGGTGGCATCGGTGATCACCAGATTGGTGATGGCCAGATGATTGAGATAGAGGTCGTCGTTGACCGCGACGGCCGGTGGAAACGCTTCGCCCGTCACGGTGCCTTGTACGACGGTGCTGACCGTGCCGTACAGCGCCAGCGCGAGATTGTCTGGACTCAATTGATGCAGCGTCAGATCGAGCGTGCAGGTCTTGCCGACCGGAAAACTGTCGGTCAGCGCGCGCTGGCCGCTCCAGCTCTCTTTATGCTCCACCTTCTCGACGGTCAGCTTCAGGCTGAAGGCGCTGACGTCGCCGAGCCACGTCCAGGGGCCGAGCGTGCCGCCCGCGAGCCGCTGGGCGATCAGCAGGCGGCCTTGCCCGTAATAGTGCGGATCAGTTTGCAGCATGGTCATCGTTCTCGTGCGAATCGGTGAGGGAAGGGCGCGACGGCGGCTCGTCCGGTGGGTGGTCCTCGATGACGCCCTGGCGGCGTAGCCACGCGTGATCGGACTCGCCGACATTGAGCGTGTCGCCCGCCGAGTAGTCGCAGCCGGCATGGGTGTGTCGTTGGAGCAAGGTGACAAGGGGCATGGATTTCCTTCGAGTGAGGCGCAGGGATGCATCGACGCGGCGAGTGCATCGTTAAAAAAACGGAGTCAGGCGGGCCGACGAGGCTTGCTACCATTCGCGGCTCCGCAGCCACGGACGGGGCGGCATCGGCGAATCGACGCCGGTCAGCGACAGAGGTATTCCCCCTGTTACCGGTCGCTGGGAGTTTTCCTCACGGAGCACCACTGCCCAGCAGACGAAGCTGTTCGCTTGCGAGCACGCGCAAGGCGAACTCAACGAGACGTTCTGGACGCCGGCCATGCTTGAGCATCTGGCCCAGGCTTGGGCCGTAGACGCCCTGGATCGGCAGGCGCGGCTTGCCCTTGCGCACAAACACCAGCCGATTACCGCTGCGACCGACCGCGATAAAACTCTCGGGATGCGGCGAACGGTCGCCACCGCGCTTGATCGCAAAGCGTGCGCCCCCCGACCAGCGCGGCGACCACGTCGCGCCGAAGGCCATGGCGTTGACACCACGCGCGCTGCCGATCAGCACGAGGCCATCGGCGGTGACGCGGGTGCTCAGGCCCTGCGCGATACGCGTCGGCGCGAGGTTGTATTCCGCGCCGATGTCGCGTTTGGCTTCGGGCGGCAAGCGGCGGCGCAAGGTGCCGAGGGCACGCTGCTGGGCGAGCAGGATGCGTTGCGGCGTCGCCGCCACGCCACGCATCGCGTCGAGCGCGCCGGTCAGTTCGGCGGCATAGCTAATAACCTTCTGACGGACAGTCATCGCAGGTACCGGCCCACCACGCGGGCCTGCATGGCGACCACGGCGGCGCCTTCCGGTCGATCGAGGATCGCGATGTCGGCGAGCACCATCGGCGTGGTCTGACGCGGTGCACGCGGTGCCTTGGCAAACTGCTCGATACAGCACTCGACGTCCTCGATAACGCGGTGGATCTGCGCCTGAGCATCGTCCAGCGCCGTACCGATCGCGGCTTCGATCAGGATCGTGAAATCCCGCACCGGCTTCGTCGGCCGTTCGTGATCGAGGCCGGTACCGACGATGCTCTCGCTGTAGAGCATCAGGCCGAGCGCTTCGTCGCTTGGCCGCTGGTGGTCGGTGGTCCAGACGTTCAAACCGACATCGGTGAGATAGCCGTTGGCGATGGTGATGGTGGCGAGCTGCGTGGCGAGCGCCTTGATCACCGCCCAGCTTTTCGACTCAGGCATGCAGGATGACCTCGACGGCGTAGCCATCGTCGGAGGCGATTGACTCGATCGGATGCGTCGCACCGCGCACGGTGACCAAGTCGCCGCGCCGTGGCTGCCAGCGGTCGCGCGGCAGGCTGACGGCGGTGCGCGCGCCGACCACGCGGCCGAACTCGCCGACGTTGGTCACCCCGTGGCGGACGATGGCCAATAGGGTGACCGGCGAATCGTTGCCGCGCTGAAGGGTGACGGACTCCCCCAAAGTGGCGAATAGGGCCGCATGGAGATCGACGAAAGGATTAACCATTGCCATGGTGTTTATGCACCGTTACGATGGTGCAACGCTTATGGATCACGGAAGAGAGCCTTTATGGATACCCAGCGATTCACCGAAGAGCAGATCATTGGCTTGTTGAAAGAAGTCGAAGCCGGAGCCTCGGTCAGCGATGCCTGTCGCCGGCACAGCGTTCCCCATTTCCTGTACTACAAGTGGCGTGCGCAATACGGCGGCATGGAGGCCGACGAACTGCGCCGGTTGCGCGAGGTGCAAGCGGACAATGTGCAGTTGACGAAGCTGCTGGGCGAGGCGCATTTGACAATCGACGTGCTGCTCAACCGCATCGTGCAGCTTCAAAGACGACTGGGCACAAACGATCCACCTACTCCACGTGAAACACTTAAATCGTGAGCTTCACGAGGAGCGCGGGGCGATGGCACATCGGCAGCGGATTGCTCTGCGTATGCACATCGGTGCCGCGATCAAATTGACGCGGTGCCTGCTTGGCGTAGATGAGCTGCCCCGCCGTATTGACCGTCTCGTTGAAGTCGGCCGGCGCGACGTAGGTCGCGAACGTCGAGAGCGTGCCTTCGGGAAAGCTGTGTCCTTCGCCCGCCTCGATGAAGCGGCGCACGTGACCTTCGCCATCGTCGGCCTTGCCGCGATACTCTTCAAACGTAATGCCGGCGAAGGTGAAGCCCGAGCGCAGGTCTGAGCGCAGCACCGCGCCGTCCTGATAGCGCTCCCACGCATGCTCGACATCCGGATGGCCGGTCAGCGCGTCGAAGAACTCCTCGGAGACCAAGACACGGATGCCGGTCATGCGCTCGCCGCGCAGGTTGTCCTCGACGTAGCGCTTGAGATCGAGGCACTTCTTCTTGACGTCCGTGGTCGCGACGTCCAGGCCGAAGCTGAAGGTTTTGGGCGCGATGTCGAAGATCTCGAAGAGATCGGCCAGTTCCGAGCCGTCCGCATCCAAAATGATGCCCTTGAGCGCCCCCATGCGCAGGTGTTCGAGCGTGATCGCATGCTTGTCGCGCATGGCCTGCAGATGATCGGTCATGACATCGGCGAGGGTCTCGACCTCGGTTTCCGAGCCGAACGCGCGCACGCCGATCACCTCCTGGGGCAGCACGACATCGTCATGCGGGATGTGCGGCACCGTCATCGAGCGCAGCTTGCGCTTGCCGCGCACGCCGACCGTACCGGGCGCACCGACCGGGCGCGTCGGCAACAGCACCAATACGCCGTTCTTCTCTTCGACGGCGACTTCGCGAAAGCGCACCGGCTTGATCGGCATCAGGTCCAGCTCATCGAGCCGGCCGTACTGGTTCGGCAGGATGTTGATGGCGGCGGTCATCGCGGTGACGTTGAACGCGGGATTGTCGAACGGGTTGTTCATCGTCATGGGATTAGCGTCCTTCGCGCACGAGAATGCCGTGCGCCTTGAGTTGAGCGATGGCAGCGGCCTGCTGCGCCGGAGTGATCGCGGCCGGCCATACCAGGGCGTGATCGGACACCGCGGCTTCGCGGGCGAGCAGCAGACCGTTCGGGCTGGCGGTGGCCAGCGTGGTGATGGCAGCGAGCACGATGCCGATCGCCTGCTCGCTGCCATCGGCAGCGGCGGGATTGAGCGCGACGATCTGGCCGGACGCGGTCAGTGCGCCGACGACCTGGCCAAGCACCAGCGTCTGGTTGGGCGCGACGGTCACCTGGTCGCGGGAGTACAGGTTCGGCGCTTCGAATTTCAAGAGATCGCCGAGGTTCATGCCTTCGACAAAGATCATCGGGCACCTCCCTTGGTCACTCGTGCCTGCGCGGCCCGTACCAGCGGGTTGTCCTCGAGCTTGGCGCTGGCGCTCGTCGCGCCCGGCACCAAGTGACTGGTGATCTCCGGCCCCTGCGCACGCAGGCTAAGCAGCTCGTTGCGGACGGCCTCCAGGGCGAGGCCGCGTTCGAGGAACGACACGGTCAAGTCGGGACGGCCGGCGAGGGCGCAGGTTTGCGCAATCGCGATGGCATCGAGCACGGGCGGCGCGGCCGTCGATTCGGTGGGGTTGGACATCGTGGTGTTCTCCGGGGGATGGACAAGCGCCGGCTGCGAGGCCGGGGGGGTTGATAAATCGGCGAGTGCGTCGGCGAGGGTGCCGACGCGATCCGCGAGGCCGGCGGTGACCGCGTCGGCACCGAAGTACAGGCCGGCCTCCGTGGCGCGCACGGCCTCGACCGACAGGCCGCGCGCCTCGGCGACCGTGGTGACAAACAAGGTGTAGAGACGATCCACTTCGGCCTGCACGCTGGCGCGGGCCGCGTCGGTCAGCGGCGCATGTGGTGAGCCGTCGTTCTTGTGCGCGCCCGCCGTGATCGCGGTGTACGTGAGTCCCTCGGCGGCATCCTGCGCCGACTGGTCGACGTGCAGCGCGATCACGCCAATGGAGCCGACACCGGCCGTGCGCGCCAGATAGACCGTGTCGGCGGCGCTGGCCAGCGCGTACGCTGCCGAGTACGCGGCCTCGTTGGAAACCGCGACGATGGGCTTCGTGCCGCGTGCCGCGCGAATGCGGTCGGCGAGATCGAAGATGCCGGCGACCTCGCCGCCGCCCGAGTCGACGTCCAACACGATCGCGGTCACGGACGGATCGGCCAGCGCTGTATCGAACGCCTGCCCAATCATCTCGACACTGGTCAGGCCGGACAGGGCCTCCAGGCCGGAGGTGCGTTTCACCAAGGTGCCGTGGATCGGCAGCACCGCAATGCTGTCCGCGCTGGATGCGACACCGCGCGGCGGTGGTATCGCGGGCGGCGCTTGGCCGCGCAAGTCGAAACGCGGCGCGAGCACGGCGAGGATCGCGTCCAATTTGGCACGATGAATCAGCAGCGGCGTGTTGAACACGCGCGCCGCGAGATGCGGATAAGCCATTTAAAAGCCTTGAGGCGAAGCGACGGTGCGGGCTGCGCCGTTGCCGGCGGTCTGACGTGGATCGCTGTCGAGGATCAAACCGAGGTCATCGGCGCGGGCGTTGTCGGCGGCGATTTCGCGATCCATGGTTTCGACGTCATAGCCGAAACTGGAGACCGCCTCGGCGCGCGAGATCAAGCCGCTGCGGATCGCGAGCTTGATCGCGGTGAATTCTTTTTCCGGGTCGACCCAGCTCCAGCCCTGTGGGACCCATTTGCACGCACGGAAGGCACGTGACGATTTGCGATAGCCCGGCAGCTCGAGCGCGCCCGACATGACGGCGGCATCCATCCAGGCCGTCCAGATCGGCCGACAGAGCTGGAAGGCCAGCACCGCGTGCTGCACCATTTCGCACCGGCGGCGAAACTCGAGCAGACCGGCGCGGATGGACGAGTAGTTGACCCCAGTCAGGTCGCCGGTGAGCTGCTCATACGTCACACCGATCGCTGCCGCAATGGCGCGAAACTGCGTGCGCAAGAATGAATCGTAGGTGGAACCCACATCGGCGGGCTCCGAGAACTTGATGTCCTCGCCCGGCTCCAGCATCTGCATCGTGCCGGGCTCTAGGCCGCCGAGCGCGACACCCGGTTCCGTGGTGACCTCGCCGGGCAGTGGATCGTCGGGACTGCTCCGCGTCACGAAGCCGGCGAACATCGCCGCCGTTTTCTTGCGCACCAGTTCCGCGTCGTCGTATTGATCCAGCTCGTTGAGCTTGACCAGGGCTCGCGCCAGCCACGGCTCGCCGCGAATCTGCCCCGGCCGCAGTGGCCGGAACACATGCAGGACCTGCGCCGCCGGAATACGCACGGTGTCCAGCCCGCCCTGCCGGCTCATCGGCGCGAACACGCCATCTTCCGGGTGCGAGGGATAGAGGTGATAGGCGACGCGCCTTCCTAAACCGTCGAACTCGATGCCGGCACGGATGACGTTGCCGTTCGGCGCTTCCCGGTTGAGCGAGATCGGTAGGTGCTCGGGTTCGAGCAACTGGATCTGTAGCGGCACGGACAAGCCATCCTTCGCTTCGCGTGGACGAAGCCGCGCCAGGCACTCGCCGCCTTCCAACAGCGCGCGGCACGCCAGCGCCTGCAGGCCGTAGAAATCAGTCAACCCCGCCGCATCGGCCTCATCGGTCCAGTCGCGCCACAGCGCGTGCACCTTGGCTCGGGTGGCTTCGTCCGCGATCTGCGACTGCGGCTTGATACCGGTGCCGACCGCGTTGGCCACGTACGCTTCAATCGCGGCGTTGGCCCAGGCGTTCCGACGCACGAGGTCGCGCGAGCGCGTCCGCAATGCCTCGCCGGTTTCCGCCAGCGCGGAGACCGCGCCGGGGCTGCCCGGTCGCCACGCCAGTGCGCGGCGGCCAAAGCCCGAGACTTCGTGTGTGGGCGTGCTGCGGCCCCAGAGCGCCGCGCGCATCCGTGCAAACCAAGCCACCTAGAAGCCCTTGCGGGTATCGAGGCGGACGTGACGCGGGCGCGGCGTGCCGGCGGCATCGTTGAGCGCGGCCTCGACCTCGCGCAGCGCGGCCTGCAATTCCGCGACTGAGCGGTACTGGATGCTGCGGTCGCCGAAGCTTACGCGGTGCTCGCCACGCGCCAGGGCGGCGCGCAGCGCATCGCGCTGTTCGGTGGTGTACGGCGAATCGGACATCCAGCGTGCCTATATATAATGTGTATCGATCGGAGCGCGTCAGCGCATCCAGGGGCTGCGCACGACACGGCGGGCCTGCCGCTCGGGCGAGCGGGCCGGCGCGGGGGGCAGCGCGGGTGAAACGGGTGTTGCGACGACCGGTTCGGCGGCGATGCCGAGCGACCGTTCCAGCTCGCGCCAGTGGCGCTCCTCATAACGATCCAGTCCGGCCTGGGCCGCCGCCGCACGCGCGTACACGTACGCGTCGAGGGCATCATTCCGGTCGCGCCGCTTTTCCCACGCGCGCACCGGAAAGCCGTGACGGTCGCGGCGCGTGACGAGCTGCTCAGCGGTGAGCTGCTGCACGTACTCGGCATCGATCTTCGGCAAGTGGATGTAGCCGGCCGGATAGATCGGTTGATCCGTTTCATCGCGCTCGATGCCGAGGCGCAGCGCGTTGTACAACTCCAGCTTGGCGATGGGTCCGACCACACTGAAGAGCTTCACGCCACGATGGAGTTTTTTGCCGTTGATGGTGACGTCGACGGCGGTCGGCGTACCAATCAAGGCGGCACCGCGTGCGACACCTTTCATCGCCAGCACGCGCGGGTCATGGCTGCGCCGCACGAATGCATACGCTTCCTGTGTGGCGTAACCGGTATCTAGGCCCAGCCGTACCAGCGGCATGACCGCGCCGGAGGCATGCGTCCAGGTTTCGGTGCGCAATCCGTTTAGCTGTCGCCACACTTCGTTGCGCGCCGTGTCGCCCATTAACACGCGGTGCTCGACCAGCCACGCTTGCCGCTCGCGACCGAACGCCCACACCGACACTTCGAGACGATCTTTCTGTACGTCGCAGCCGGCCACCAGTAACAGCCCGCCGGCTGGGACGGTGCCGATGCGATAATCCTCCCGCCGCTCCAGCAGGCGCTCGTAGTCCGGCGTCTCGCCTTCCTCTTCCCAGGTTTCGCCCAGCTCCGTGTTCTTGAACGCCTTCAGCGCGCTGGCCGACCCTTGGGCCGCTTCCCACGCTGCTGCGATGTCGGCCCAGCTTCGCCAGCCGATCGGCGAATACAGCGACGACAGATGGAAGCCCGCCGTCTTCCCTGCGTTTTCCGGTGCGGTCGCGCGCCACTGGCCCGCCGCCAGCATCGCTTGCTTGTGGTATTCGGCGATCGGTTCGCCGCAGCCGGTGCAGATGTAGCGCGCTGTCGCGGGCTCGCCCCACGTCCAGCGCAGTTGTTCGAACAGCAGCCATTGCATGTGACCGCAATGCGGACACGGCATGAAGTAACGTCGCTGGTCGCTGCTGAGGTATTCGCGCTCGATCGTGCTGGCGCCGGCAATCGTCGGCGTCGACACCAGGAAGATCTTCCGGCGCGAAAAGGTGCGCGTGCGCGCCTCGGCCAGCGCCACCGCATCGCCCTCCCCATCGACGTCGCGCGGATAGCCATCGACCTCATCGAGGAACAGATAGCGCACGGGCATTGAGCGCAAGCCCACCGCGCTGTTCGCGCCGGTCATCACCAGGACGCCGCCGCGAAACTCCTTGGCGAGAATCGTGTTGCCGGCATCGCGCGAACGAGAAGGGGCAATGAGCTCCCGCAAGACCGGCGATTCTTCGATCAGCGGATCGATGCGCTGCTTCGAGTTGCGCTTCGCCATCTCCACCGTCGGCGCGACCGCCATCATCGGCCCCGGCGCGTGATGGATGACGTAGCCGATGAAACAGTTGCCCGCTTCGGTGCCGCCGATCTGCGCACCCTTCATGAACACCGTGCGCTCGATCGGCGAGGTTGGCGAGAGACAATCCATGATCTCGCGCAGGTACGGGGTGCGCGACGTGCGCCAGCGTCCCGGTTCCGCTGACGAGATCGGCGACAGCATGCGGTGCAGGTCCGCCCACGCGGAGACCGAAAGCAACGGGTCGGGTGTCAGGCCGTCGCGCCACGCCTGCTCAATGTCGTGCAGGCCGTCGCTCATACCCTCTCGATCTAGTCGACCCTCGCCTTCATGTCGCCGAGTTCATCCAAATGCGCGCGCACCTCGCGCTCAAGCACGACATGCATCGTGTGCGCGTCCACACCCAGCTCGGCGGCGAGCACCGCGGCGATCCGCGTGGGCCAGTTCAGCCACGCGTCGCGTTCGCTGCGCGCGAGCGCAAACACATGCGCAAGCGCCGCCGCGCGATCAATCAGCTCGCCCTTGAGCTTCGCCAGCTTCAGCTTGTGGTGCTGAGCCTTGAGGACTTCATTGGCGGTGCGTGCCTGCACCAACGTGGCACCGCCGCTGCCGGTTGCTTCGCGCGCACCGGTATCGAACGTCGGACCTTCACCGCGTCGACGTAGATGCGCCTGCGTGTGCTGCTGCCAGTCACGATCCGCGCGCGCGGGATCGATCGTGCCATCGGCTTCAGCGGTGATGCGACCGGACTGGATCGCTTTGCGCACGGCGGCATCGGACACGCCGCGCTGGCGCGCGTAGGCGCGTATCGAGAGTCCCACGCGTTGCATTCCTCGGCACGATCGACCGCATCACTCTGCACGCGCCCACAGTCAAGGTATTTATTTGCAGACCATCGCGATCTTTCGCTTGGCTTCTGCGCGGGACGAAGCGTTCATGCCGTCGCCGCAACGACGCGGCGCTACCACCTAAGAGAAAGCACCATGCCTGAGAACACTTCCACCGGCTATTTCAAAGACTACCTGCGCGGCATCGCGCGCTACCAGCGGCGCGAACAACTCGAACGTTTACTGCAAATCACAAGCTGGGCCGCGCTGGCGAAGCAGGAGGTTGAAACCCGCGCAACGCAATTTATCCGCGCACTGGACCCGGTCACCTTGCAAGCGCTGGCCGATGGCGAGATCGATGCCCCGCAAGCCATCCAGCACATCCTCAACGAAACCCGCTAATCCACCACGCGCCCCTCGCGGGCGCGACTCCAACACTTAAGGAATCACCATGAAGAAGAACAACACCGCCGCCGCAATCGCCACGCTGACCGACAACCAGCGCAGCTTGCTGACCGCCGCGCTTTCCACGGACGGTCGCCTTGTTACCTTCCCGGCCAGCCTACGCGGCGGCGCCCGCACCAAGGTGCTGCAAACGCTGGTCAAGGCCGGCGTGATCCGCGCACGCGGCGACGGCCACGTCCTCACCCCGAAGGGCTACGCCGCGCTCGGCCACGACGCGCCCACGGCCGCGCCCGCCGGCAAGGGCAAGGTCACCCCGGCCAAGGCTGCCGGCAAGGGCAAGGTCGCCCCGGCGAAGGCCGCCGGCAAGGGCAAGGCCGCGCCGACGGGAGCCGCTGACGCCGCGCCGACCAAGCGCATCCGCGAGAACAGCAAGCAGGCGCAGGTGATCGCACTGCTCAAGCGGCCCCAGGGCGCGACCATCGCTGAGGTGCAGAAGCTTACGGACTGGCAGGCCCACACCGTACGCGGCGCATTTGCCGGTGCCTTCAAGAAGCGCGGCCTCATCGTCACCTCAAGCAAGGAGGAGGGCGGCACGCGCATCTACCGCATCGACTGACGCGCTCGAAAGCGGAAAACAGTCAAGCGAAATATCTGCAAATCATCGCGATGTTTCGCTTGGCTTCCGCGCCGAACGAAGCGTTCATGCGTCACCCCAACCGCAAGGCCATCGCCATGAAAAACGCTACGACGAAAACCCGCCCCGCCCTGAAAGTGTGCTTCGCCCGCAAGCCCTACAACCTGGACAGCGCGCTCAATCAACTCCACCTCGAAGATGAGGCTCAGCCCATCAAAGTGCAATCGACCTGCCGATTCACGGCTACCCAGTACGATGGATTTGTCGAGCACTTTCTCTCGACCTGGGATTTCCTGGCCGGGCGCGGCGGTGTCGAGAACGGCTACCGGCTGGTGGTCAAAGTGAGCGCGCCGCGTCGCCGCACGCTCTACATCGATCCCTCGGGCAGCGACTATGCCCGCTACGTCGGCTTCGCCGACGAGGCGTAATCAAACACCCGCCGCCGCCGGATCATCCGGCGTCGAGCATGGCACCGAGGATGCGCGCGGCGACTTGCGGGACGATCGCGTTGCCGGCGGCGCGCAGCTTAGGTACGCGGGCGGGTACCCCATCAGCCAGAACACAAATGCCGGATTCAGGGACCCGGCGTCCAGCGACGGTTCGACTTGCCGCCCAAGGTGTGCGTTCACCGGCGCGGTCCCCGGCGACGTCCCATCCTTGTAGTCGCGGCTCGTCGGCGTTGCCCACGCGAGCTGCGCCGCTTGCGCGGGTAGCGGCGTGCCGCCCGCCCCGAACGCCATGTGCGGCCCGCCTTTCGCGCCGTCGCTCGCGCGCGGCGTGCTCCAGGCCCTCGTGACGCCCGGCAACCCGTTGCGCCGCTCCGGCGCGATCTGCCCACGCTTCTCCGCGTCGTTCGCCAACGCGGTCGGCCAGAACGTTTTCGCTTGGTGCGCCAGGTCCACCGTCACCTTCGATCCCTGCGGCGTGCGTCCGGTCAGGCTCGTTCCCACCGGCAGCGTCCGCCCGCCGTTCGGCGTCAGCGGCGTCAGCCAAGTGGCGAGCGATGATCCACACGCGGTCGCGGCGGTGCGGCGCGTCGACGGCGCAAGCTGGAACAACAAGCGGCCGTGTGGCGTAGCGCGCGCTCTCCAGATCAGCGAGCACTCGGTCGAGTGCCAGTCCGATGATGCCAGTAACATTTTCACACAAGACCCAAGGCGGTCGGCCCGATGCAACAAGGCGATGCAGTGGCGGCCAGAGGTAACGATCATCTTGCGCTGCGCGCTGGCGTCCAGCGACCGAGAACGGCTGGCACGGGAAGCCGCCAGTCCAGAGCGGCTTATCGTCGGGCCAGCCGGCGAGTCGAGCGGCATACGCAAATCCTCCGATCCCTGCAAAGAAATGGCACTGAGAAAATCCAATCAGATCGTTCGACTGCACGTCGATGATGCTGCGGCTGTCGATCTCGCCGGGTGGGATCAGCCCCGCGTCGATCAGGTTGCGCAGCCACTGGCAGAGGTACGGATCGTTCTCGTTGTAGTACGCGGGCTTGATCATGCGACCGCTTCGGCCTCGGCTTGCGTCGCTGCTTCGTCGAACGACAAACCATCGCTGGCGCGCGTCGCGGCCAATCCCGTGAAGTTCTGCCAGCGGCGTACGGCCAGATCGACGTACAGCGGTTCGATCTCCATCGCGAGGGCCAGGCGTTGCGAGGTCTGACACGCAATCAGCGTCGTGCCGCTGCCGCTGAACGGTTCGTAGATGGGATCGCCAGCGGCGCTGTTGTTGAGGATCGGGCGCTGCATGCAGGCGACCGGCTTCTGCGTGCCGTGCGTGGTCGCGGTGTCCTCTTCGCCGCCGTTGGCCAGGTCCCAGGCCGTGGATTGATCACGCGCGCCATTCCAGTGTCCGGTCGCGCCCTCGCGCACGGCATACCAGCAGGCTTCGTGACCCCAGTGATAATGGCCACGCGAGATGACGAACCGGCGCTTGACCCACACGATCTGCGAACGCAGCTTGAACTTGCAGGCTTCCAGGCTCGCCTGGACGGTGCTGGCGTAGAGCGCGGCATGCCACACGTACGCCACATCGCCCGGAAACAGCGCCCACGCGTCGCGCCAGTCGGCGCGGTCATCGTTGACCACTTGACCCAATCGTTCGGAATGATTGACGCCGGCCTCGCGCCGCCAGCCGGGGTCGTATTCGACGCCGTAGGGCGGGTCGGTCACCATCAAATGAGGGCGCGTCTCGCCCAGCAGCAGCGCAACGTCATCGGCGGACGTCGCGTCGCCGCAGAGCAGGCGGTGCTCGCCGAGCAGCCACAGATCACCGCGTTGCGAGATGGCCTGTTCCGCCAGCTCGGGCGTATCGTCCTCGTCGGTGAGCCCTTCGCTCCCTTCGCCGTCACCCGCGAGCAGAGCATCGATTTCCTCGCTATCGAAGCCTGTCAGCGACAGATCGAAATCCAGCGCCTGCAGGTCAGCCAGTTCAAGCTGCAGCAGCTCGTCGTCCCACTCGGCCCATGTCGCCGAACGATTGGCGAGCAGGCGAAATGCCTTGATCTGCGCGTCGGTCAGTTCGTCGGCCAGCACCACCGGCACCGATTCCAGACCGAGCTGGCGTGCCGCCTTCAGTCGCAGATGGCCATCGACCACTTCACCGGTGCTCTTCACCACACACGGAATACGAAATCCGAACTCGCGGATCACCGCGGCCATCTGGTCGACGGCATGATCGTTCTTGCGTGGATTGCGGGCGTAGTCTTTGAGCCGATCGACTGGCCAGTGCTCGAGTTGCAGGGTCATGGCTTAAACTAGTGAGTTCCATAGCGTGCCTCGCGGCACGCCCACGATTCATGGAGAGGACGGGTAACGGTCGACCGGCCCGAGGAAGCGATCTGCTCCCCTCCCGATACTTACGTAGGTTGTATGCCCGCTATTACGCTTGACGATATGTCGCCCCAAGAGCGCGATGACTTGATCGCCCTGGTCCAGGGCCACCTCTTGCTCAGGGCGCAACTGCGCCAGCGAGCGCGCGAACGGATTCAGGCCATTCTTGATGAGGACTGGTTCACCCTGGATGAGGTGTTTCCCTTCCAAGAACCCAAGCCCATGCCGGCGGTGGTGGTGAAGAAGCGCACCGTGAGGAAGAAGCGCCTTCCGCTAAAATCACCTAAGCCCTGAGGAGGGAGCCGACGAGGCATAGGTCCGCACGCTGACGTGCGCACTGCGAACCGGGTTTTTCGAGTGGACGCTAGCGCGTTTTTGCGGCTGTTGCCCCCGCTTGGCGGCAGGCAAAGGTAGGACCCGCGAATGTCGCGACGCGACAATTCGTGAGCCCTTTCGATGGATGCATGCAGGCCCGGCGAAGGCGATGGCAGGGAGGGGGTTACCACCGCCTTTGCCGGGCTGCATGACTTAGTTCGTGTTGCGTCTCGTGGTCTGCGCTTTGGTTTCTCGCAGCATGATCAGCATGCCGAAAGGGTACAGCTTAAATCGTCGAAATGGGGCGCAACGATTTATGCATCCGCCATCAAACACCTTCATCTTCATGCATCCTCGAAATATATTTTTTTTGGGACACCTTTTCATGCCGATTCGGACCCGCTGATGCGGGGCAAGACACCGTTGAGCTGCGTCACGATGATCGCCAGCGCGTGATGCCAGTGACGACGTGCGGTGCGTGCATCGCAACCGATCTGTTTACCGATGACGCGCCACGGTACATAGCGAGCGCGCAGCCAAATCAACTGGCGCTGTTCGATACTGAGCCACGCCAACCAGCGTGTCGTCTCCACGAAACGATCAATGGCCGCAGGCGTCGCGGGCAGGCGCAGTACGATGCGCTCGTCGGCATAGCCTTCCCAAGCTTGGCGATCAAAGTTGGGCCAGGTGTTGGCATAACCCTGGACACGCACGGCCGGCAGTCGATGGGCCGTGACCGCCGCTTCGTGGAAGCGGTCGGCCACTTGCTGCAGATCCCATGGCGTCATGACGTCCTCCGTCGCTGGCCATACAGGCGATTGCCGATCTGCGTCAGCAGCTCGCGCTCCATCCAGTCCAGGCGAAGATCATCGACGGCCACCACGACCATGCCCTGGTCGCGCCAGCCGTCGCGCTTGATCTGTTCCTTGTCGACGGTGTCGGGAATGAAGCGGCCAAGCGGGCAGCGGTAGTTGGCAGAGGCGACCTTCATGCCGCACCGCCTTGGCTTTCGATGGCCCAGCGCAGCAGCGCCAGCGCATCGGCTTCGTTGTCATCGAAGGGGCGATGGCCGCGTGCACGCGCCGCAGCGATCATCGCTTCCTTGCTTGCATTGCCCTTGCCGGTCGCATGTTTTTTGATGGTCCCCACGGGGACGCCTTGGTACGGCACCGACTGCGCTTCGCACCAGGCGGACAATTGTCCGAGGAAGCCGCCGTAGATGTGCGCGGCATCGACGCCTGCGTGGCGGCGCACCTCCTCGAAATACAGAGCATGGATGCCTTGGCTCACGGCATGCAGCTCGCCCAGCCAGCGGGTGAAGCGCAGGAAGCGCATGCCACCGCCTTCGAAGCGACCGGGTCTGAACGTAACGGTGCCACTGGCGATGGTGTTGTCGCGACCCTGGAGCGCCCAGCCCATCGTCGTGCCGAGGTCCAACGCGAGAAGGGTGGCGATCATGCTTGCTTCTCCTGAGCGGGGAAGGCGAGACCGAAGTAGCCGAGCGAACCATCCGGCAACCGACACGGCACCATGCCTTGTGCAGCAAGGGCACGAGTGACTTCATGGGGGTCGGGTAGGGGCTCATCCGTCAGGCGCGCAAAACGTTCGAAGCGATCGAAGAGCTCTCGTGCGGGCGTGATGCCAGGGATTGGACCCACAGCCTGTTCCAGCTCTTCAGTGAATCGTGTCATGTCGAAATAAGTCATTGAGTCAGCTCGTTAAAAGAATTTCGAGTGACCGAAGCTGACCGTAATTACAATAAGTCTCTACGCGTACGCGCGTACGCGCACACATAAGAGAGTTACGGGATCTCGGTCAGCTTCGGTCACAAACAGGCGATCAGTTGTTTCTAAAGGGCGATCGCAAAACGATTTCGCGAGGCTTCAATTTCAAGCCGGCGAGCGCTTTGGTGCCGCCTGCCATGCGAGTGCGGCGAAATCCACGCGATAGCAGTTGCTGGACCAGCCAACGGCTGTTGCCCACATACTCGCCGCGTTGTTCTCGTATGTCGCGCCATCGCTCGAAAATATCCGCGACGGATTCGCGTGCCTCGTCGCCCAACTGGAACTGCTCGCTCACAAACTCGCCGACGCTGTCCTCTTCCTCGAAGTACTCTTCCGTGGCCGCACGCACGATCGCGGGCGGACGCAATCCGTCCCGTTGCCATGCGAGGCACCCGGCGAGCGCCCAGGCGAGGATGCCGTCGCGTTCGGCGAGCAGCTTCTCGGTGAGCTGGCGGTCGCGTCGTTCTTCGGGAATCGTGACGGTAAATGGGATCAGATGCAGACGCCGCTTCATCGCCTCGTCGACGTTGCGGATCGCGGGCTTGTGGTTGCCGGCGATCAGCAATTTGAACTGCGGGACGTACTCGAAGAAATCCTGGCGCATGAAGCGCGCGGTGATGGTGTCGCCGCCCGTGATTGCCTTCAACTTCGACTCGTTCCAGCGCCGGCCCTGTTCGGTTTCGGATGCCGCGACGAAACGCGCGCCGCGCAAGCCGGCCAGATCGGTCGGATGCCGGTCACCCCGCGTTTCCATGAACGTTTCCATCGGCGCGTTCATCGCATAATCGCCGAGGATCGACGTCAATACATTCACGAACACGCTCTTGCCGTTCGCGCCGGTGCCGTACAAAAAGAACAGCGCATGCGCCGACGTCACGCCGGTCAGGAAGTAGCCGGCCATGCATTGCAGGTACGTCTGCAACTCCACATCCTGACCGGTGACGTCGCCGAGGAAGCGCCGCCAGGTCGGGCAGTCGCCACGCGGCGTGGCGGTCGCCAGCTTGGTCATGCCCTCGCTGCGATCATGCAGACGCAGCTTGCCGGTGCGCAGATCAAGAATGCCGCCCGGTGTATTGAGCGCCCAGGTCTGCCGATCCCACATATCGGGCGCCGCCGCATGCCTGCGGTCGCTGCGCACCAGCCGCTCGACCGACATGACCGTCGCGGCGCTGGCCAGCTTGGCGCGCAACGACGACTTATCGACCTGAGCGGCTGCCGCGCGACAGATGCCGCGTGCGAGATGCTGGATTAGCAAGGTGCGGTCCTGATTCCACCGCGTGCCGCTCCATGCCAGCCACTGGCCCCACGCCGAGCAGTAGCGCCAGTCCTGGCCGTAGTGACGAGTAAACGCCAGCGCCAGGGCGTCGTCGGTGACGGCGGAAATCGCCGCCATGTCGATCGAGGGTGCTGGCAACGACAGCGGCATGCGTTCGCCCGAACCCAGGAAGCCGATGACATCGAAACCTTCGGCCAGCGCATCGGCAGCGTCCCAACCGTCGGGACGATCTTCCGGCGGCGCCAGGATCGCGCAACGCAATGCGCCGGCGGCCATTACGGCCTCGCCTGCACTGAGCGCATAGTCGCTGCCGGCCTTATCCTTGTCCGGCCAGATCAGCACCTCCTTGCCGGCCAGGGGCGACCAGTCGGTTTTCTCCACAGGTGCGTTCGCACCATGCATCGCCGTCGTGGCGCACACGCCGCTGTCGATCAGTGCCTGCGCGCATTTCTCGCCTTCCACGAGCACGATGTGGGTCGAGTGGGCGAAGCCGGGCAGGTTGTAGAGCGGGCGCGGGGAGGGCGGCGTGGCTTTACGCCGCTTCGCATCCCATGGGCGGAATTCCTTTCCGCTCGGTGGATCGTAGCGATAGACCACGGCCAGCAACGCGCCATCGGCATCGCGATAATCCCACTTCGCCGTGGCCGGGCCGAGTTCGTCCAACGCGATCTCGCGGCGTTTGGCCTTGGGCTTGGCCGCAGGCAGCGCTGCCGCATAGCCCAGCAGGGACTGCGCTTCCTCCAGCACACGGCCAAAATCGTGCTGCGCGTCCAGCCGGTAATGCGCGGCGATCAGGTCGAAGATATCGCCGCCGCGGTTTTCGGCGCGATCGGTCCACAGGCCCGCCTTCTCGCCGTCCAGTACCACTTCGAGGCTGCGACCGGGACTGCCAAGCGCGTCGCCGATGACAAATACGCCATGGTGCTGCTTGCCAGCGGGGAAGAGCGCATGCAGCACGGTCTCGAGCCGAAGCATCAGCTCGGCACGGATGGCCTCCCGCTCTGCTTGCGCGTCGCGAACCGGCGCCAGGTCGTCGGCGTCGTTGAAATCGATCCAGGTATTTGTCATGCGGCTTGACTCCAGCAGCGGTCCTGCCATGCGCAGAACCGGCATTCGTAGTGAGAGGATGTGGTGGCGAAGCGAGGAAGCAGCTCGGCGGCTTCACAGGCACGCAGGATGTCGCCCGCGCGATCGGACATGCGCTGTGCCAGTGCTGCATCGAATGGCACGCGTTCGGCATAGACGTCCATCGTGTCGACGTTGATCGCGGTGAACAGCGCGGGCTCCTCATGCAAGCCGAGGTACGCTTGGTACAGCGCGATCTGCGCCGCATACACCGGCCGGCTCAACGCCAGGCGCTTCTTCTTCAGCTCGCCGAACGTCTTGTGGCCTACGGCTTTTGACTCCCAAAGCGCGGGATAAGTCAGCAGCGCCGGTCCGTTGAGCAGCACGCCATCGGCGTGGCCTCGAATCAATCCGTCGGCCAGCGAGAAACCGAATTGGCCGCCGTCGGCCTGCTCGGTCGCCAGTTCGAAACCGGCCAGGCGCAGCCATTCGGCCATCCACAGCTCGACGCGATGACCGCGAGCAAACACACGCAGCACCCGGCCAGGGAAGTGCCGACCCGGGTCTTTCGGCGCGGCAAAGAACTGGTACTGCAGCTTGCGCGCGCAGTCCTCACCGAGACTGGATGCGCCGAGGTAGGCACGCGGCGGTGTGTCGGCATCGCGTTGCTCCAGCGGCTGATCGAGCAGTGCCTCCAGCGCTTCCGAGAGGTCATGCGAGTTGTAGTCAAGCATCGGCCACCTCCACTTGGAGGACTTCGTCGGGTCGATGCGCTTTCACCGGGAAGATCCAGCGGGCCTCGTCGCGCGGCCGATCATCCGCGTCGGGAAGCCGCGTGGTGCTGAATTCGTGTGCGCAGTTTTCGCGCCCGTCCATGAAGAACATCAGGTCTGCGTGCGAAGGCACAACGCGCCGAAGGAAATCGGTTGTCATGGCGTCATGCCCCAAGTCAAAAGGGATGTCGTCGAAAAAATCGACGGGCGGCGGTGTGGGGGATGGCATGCCCTTGTGCAGCAAGGCTTCGTAGGCGGTGAGTACCGCCTCGATCAGCGAGATCACTTGGCCGTGGCTGTAGCGAGAGAGCGGTACGTCGAAGCCGACGCGCTCGGCGGCACCGGCCAAGGCCCGCACGCAAGCTTGCTGGGCGGACGGGGGAAGGGGGAAATTCACAGGCAATAGCTCCTCGATCGCCGCCGGATCGTCCCGGCGGCGAAGGTCGTAGAGAATGTGGAAGGCGTTCTGGCAGTGCCGCGAGCAGAACGCCCAGCGAAGCGGATAGCGGCGCGGGTCAGCGAGCGGAAAGCGCAGGTCCGTATGGACGAAGCCGCGCGCGGGCTGGCGGCAGACCCAACAGGCTATTGCGCCCACGTCGGCCGCGTGGCCACGGGTGCGGCGGTCGTGCGCGGCGCAGCCGTGGTCGCCCCGGAGGGCGCGGACGTGCCGCCGTGTGCGGCGCTGGCGCCGCCTCCGTGCATGACCTCGGCATAGCGCGCATGGCTCGGCGTCACCGGTGCCTTGATGACCGCCTTGTCCTCGCCGGTGTCATCGCGCTCCCAGCTCACTTGGGCGGCAAAGACCAGGCCGTCGAGATCACCGAAGTCGCGGATGCGACGCTTGGCCTGCGCGGCGGGACTGACGTCCTGCGGCAGCAAACCGAAAGCGGAATTGAGCGCGCCCTTGATGAAGCTGCGACCCATGTCGCCCCAGGCATGGCCGTTGGCGCTCTGCAGGCCGATCAGCGTCCAGAGTTTCCGCTTCGCATACTCGCCTTCCAGCACGATGAATTCAGCGTTGAGGAATACGGAGCCGGTTTTCTCGCTGCGCGTCGCAAAGCCGCACGTCCAGCCCTGCGCGGGATCGTCGTAGCCGCCGGGCTTGAGGGTCATGCGGACCTTGAGCAGCGACCCTTTCGGGATGAGGTTGAAAGCGCCGGTATCCTCGGCATTGTTGAAGTCGGTCCAAAGCGTCATGCGGCGATCTCCGAAGAAGGTGATGCGGGCGCGGGTGTCGCGCTCGGCAAGGTGTGATGGAAGGGACGGTGGCTGCGCTGGGCCGCGGCGATCTTCGCCATCAGCTTGCCGAGATGCGGTTCTTCGATCGGATCGAGCTGGCCCGAGCGATCCTTGGCCGGGAAGCCCCACGGATTGAGCGTGTGGCAGACAAACGCACGGTACGGTTCGCCCTCGTCGGCCTTCAGCTCGGCGAGCGTCAGCACCTCATCGACGATGCCGGGCAGTTCCAGGCCGGTCTTGCTGCCATCGATCTGCAGCGCGAAATAGCGGCGACCGAAATCATCCAGCTTCTCGTCGAGGATGCCGACTAACCAGACGTGCTTGCCGCGCGCATGCTGGAGCTGGGTCAGCCAGCCGATCATCTCCTGACCCATCAGGCCGTATGCGCCGCGCGTGTCGGGCTTGCCGCTTTTCTCCGACTGCGCCTGCGGCTGGCCCTTGCTCCACTGCAGGCACAAACGACCGGCGACGGTGATCGAGTCGATGAAGAAGGTGGCGTATTTGCTGAGCGCGGCCGGATCGCCGTAGCGCTCGCACACGGCATTGAAGTGCGCGACGCTGTACGGCTGGTCGTCGCGCAGCGCGGGGTTCGCGCCGCCCAGGAACACCGCGATGTCGCGGCATTCGTTCCAGGTGCGCGGACGCAGCGCGTCGCCCGGCCAGGATTCGACGGCGAGGTCGCCGGCCTCCATGTCGACAAACAAGGTGGTGGCCGGATCGAGCGTGCTGAGCTGCGTGGTCTTGCCGATGCCGGATTTGCCGACGATCACGCCCTTGATGCCGCGACGCTCGGCGAGGCGCTGCTCCACGCTGATAATCGGAAGCGTCATGGCGTCACCTCCACCGGATCGAAGTGGAAGGACGGCTTGCCGGTCTTCAGGAGGCGGGCGGACTGGAAGGGTTCGCGCATCGCGGTGGACCACGCGTTGTATTTGCTTTCGGACACGGTATAGCTGACGGAGATGAACTCGGTCGGGTCTTCGCCCTGTGCGGTGATCCGCGCGGCGATCGCGGCCAGCTTGGCCTGATCCCATTCGACGCGCTTCGGCTGATTCACGGTCACCCGGACGCCGGCATCGTCGAGATGCACCACGCCGGCATCCTTGCCGATGGCCAGCCGCGCATCGCGCGCTTGCTGGCCATAGCGGAATAGCAGTACGGCATCGATGGCATCGTTCGCGTTGCGTGCCGCTTGCAGACGCGCGGCGGCTTCCTGCTTGAGCGCTGCCAGCGTGCTGGCTTCTTGTTTCGACAAGGTGCCGAAGGGTAGCTCCAGGGCTTGGTCGAGAGAGAGCGTCATGCGGCACCGCCTGCGCACGCCGCCGCGCTGCCTGCGCGCTCGGTGACCTTCTCGTAGGCTTCGACATCTTCCAGCCGATAACGAATCGTCCCCCTGGCGTTGAGCTTGAGGTAACGCGGTCCGATCTTTTCGCGGCGCCAGCGATCGAGGGTGCCTGTCTTCACATCCCAGCGCGCGGCCAGTTCGTGAGAGGTGAGTTGCTGCTTGCTCATAAATGACGAATCTCCAGTACAGATAACGGTCGTTGAATGACCGTGGAGAAGCGTCGGGCAAATGAGGTTGGAAGTGGGTTGGAAGTAACTTGGAACTAAGTTGGAAGTAGGTTGGAAGTAGGTTGGAGCTAGGTTGGAAGTAACTTGGAACTAGGTTGGAAGTAACCTAGAACTAGGCTGGAAGCAGCATGAAACTCGGTTGAAATTCGGCCAGTTTCATTCGCAAATCCACCATCCCATGGTCCTATGATTTGAGAAAGCGCTGCGATAGGTTCGAAGCAGCATGATGTGCGAGGAAGTCGAGGATTCGATGGAAAGCTCAATGGGACGCGGCAAAAGTGGTCGACGCCCTGTTTTCCAGGCACCCCCTGCTGCGACGGGTTTGATCGCACTTCGCCTCACGGGGCCTTTTAACACCGTTCGATACATGTCATTCAAAAAGAGGGAACGATGAAATTGCCAGACAAAGAAATGCTGGAGCAAATGAAATCGCTGGGCTCCCTTGCCCGATCGGCCATCGTCAGTATGGGCGTGGCTCTCTTTTTTGTTTATTGCTGGTCGGAGCACATTCTTCCCGATGGCTTATCCATCGGCGACGCGCTCTTGCTGATATTGATCGCCCTGGGATTTGGCGTTGTTCTTGTATTCGGAATTGTGTACGGGGCCGTCGTAGCCATTTGGTTTATTCGACTACTTTCCTGGTTTGGAAAATCACGGCTTGGGCACTACGTAGGCATTAAGTCCGTGCGTTCGCTTCATCCATCCATGATGAGTTTGGATGCCTTGATTTGCTCCATCCTGTGTGCATTTGTCTTTACGGTACTTGCCGTGGGAGCCTACATCCATACCTCGCCTGATGATCTGGGGTTGGAGCGTACGCTTTGGTTTTTTCCGGCGTGTGGCTTATTCCTACTTATCGTTTTCGCGACAACGAGCGAAGTACAACAGCCGCTGACGATGAAATTCAAAGCAGCCTTGGGCGCTGGGCTCGTTTTTGCTTTTCTGCTGAGCTTCCGTCCGGTACTGCTTAATATGACTTTCATGGCGTTTGGTTTACGCTCCAACCCTGCCGCGCTTATCGTCATATCCGCCGATGAGCATGCGCGCTTGGAAGGTTTGGCAAAACAAAGCGGTCTGCATGTCGATTTTTGTCAGCTACCCGATTCGCCCAAATGGGCAACGCTGAACGCAAGAGCCATCTGGCATGGGATTGGAACGACATCCTATCTAAGCCTTATCGATCAAGGTTCGAGTGGAAATCGAACCTTGACGGTCCCGGTGCCCAGGAGCGACGTGGAGATCATTCATCCATCCCATGTCACGTTGACTTGCAAGGGTTCGTTGGGAAGTACCCCGGAGTGAGGTGGGTAGGAGCGTCGATGTAGCGACTATGCGGACTCGGCGTGCAAGTCGCTTTCGTTGTCGTCATCCGCGCGTATCCATACCTCGCCATCGCCATAGCCGAAGAAGTCGAAAAACTCCGGGATCTTCGAAACATGGCGTAGCTGGGTCGTGCCTGCGCCGTAGCCGGCCTTGCGCAGCACCCATTCCAAGGTGGGGGATCGCATGCCACGGCCATAGGCCTCGGCCATGACCAGCGCGAAATCGCGCTGCTTGCCCTTAAGCCGTAGTTCGCGGCCATTGACGCGTAGCCATCGCCCGTCGATGGCGATTTCCACCTTCGTAGGTCTTGAAGTAGGGAGCGCAGGCATTTGCCAAGCGTCATGTAGAGGCGGTGAGGCTGTGGGGTCGTGCGTGAGCTTGTCGCGGCGCGCGAGATAGGATGCTGTCGACATGCTTCGGCCTGACTCCACTCGGGCCTTCAAAAGGTAGCGAACGAACGCTTCGCGCAGAAGTGGATGATAAGACTGGCCGCTACTCACGATGGTTTCGAGCATACCGGTCCCCTCGTAATAGACGACTGCCAGCCGCATCGATGGCCTCACACAGGTGGGATGCGTTCCATCCGAAGGAACGATATCGAGCGAATCGGTCGGTCGATCGACGTAAAGCACGAATTGGATGGCACCATCCCGATAGCGCCGTGCGACCGCCATGAAAACCTGTTCGTCCACCCGTTCCTGCTCTCGGAAATGAAACGACACCTCGTCCGCGAACGCATCATAGTGGTCTGCCTTTTCCGCCAGGCGCGGGTTGCCTGGAACGACGATGCGCTGCGAACGGTGTGTCAGCGCATGCTCATCAACCAAGCGAATCGCCAGCGCGTGGTCTAGCACCGGCCAGTTCGTCCACTGCGTCCACAAGGCGCGCTCGGCGAAGCCAGGCATGGCCTCAAGCGTGGCGATAAGCGGATGATCCGGTTGGCACGCATTGAGGATGGCGTCGGAGCCCGCTTGGTCGGCGAGCGCGTTGGCCTCGCGTAGTTCGGACAGAAACTCGGCACGCCGCTGTTCTGGCGTCCGATCAATGACGCGAAGTAGAAGAAGTGCCCGCGTGATGTCGGATGCCTTCCATGGAAAGCGGGCCGGAACGCCCATGTGGTGGAAAGCGAAGAAGCTCTTGCACAGCGGCGCGGGTAGCGCCCATAAAAAATTCAAAACGTCGATCACCCTCAATCCCCTAGCCAGGTCGTGCTCAGCTCGCGCTTCATTCCATGGGCGTCGAGCAGTTCGCAATCTTACATGAGCAAATCTCATTGAACGCGACGAAATCGCAATTCATTGCATGATGTTTTTACGTATCCCTCCATCGACCTACAAATGACTCCATCGGCCTACATCGCTGGCAAGGCATGCATGGCGACTGCGCATGTGACTTGCATAATCCGCGGCCGCCCGCTGGAGATTCACGATGCCTAACGCTCTGCCGCCCGATCAGTTGACCGCCGACCAACGTCGACAGGAGATCGCGCAATGGCTCGCCTTAGCCCTGGTCCGTTGGCGGCAGAAAAACGCGGAGAGCAAGGTGGGACTTGGCTTTCGGGGTGAACCGAGCGTTCATGCCAACTCCACCCTCCGGAGTCCAACCTTGTGATGAAAGCCGTCTCCAAGAAAGCTGCACCTAGTCCGATCGCACCGTCGCTCGTGGCGCAAATCGCCGCCCTGGAAACCATGCGCACCGCCGCGCTAAAGGCGTTGTGGCAGAAGCTGTACGAGTCACCGCCTACGGTCGTGCATCGCAGGTTCTTGCAGCGCCGGCTGGCGTACCGATTGCAAGAACTTGCGAGTCGGGAGGCGCAGGCCGCACTGCTGGAGCGCAACGAGCGCCGGATCGCGCGACTGCTTGAACTCGGCACCACCGCGAAGCGCCTGCCCTATGCCGCCGCGATGGCCGGCACCGTGTTTACTCGTGAATACGGCGGTCAGACGCACCGCGTCGTCGCGACCACGGAGGGCGCTTTCGAATACCAAGGCCGCCGCTACGGCAGCCTGTCGGTGATTGCCCGCGAAATTACCGGTACGCGCTGGTCCGGCCCGGCCTTCTTCGGTCTGCGCAAGGGAGCCGCACGATGACCTCTCTGACTCAAAAGCGCATGCGCTGCGCCGTCTACACCCGCAAATCCACCGAGGAAGGTCTGGAGCGCGAATACAATTCCATCGAGGCGCAGCGCGACGGCGGGCAGGCGTACATCGCCAGTCGCCGCGCCGAGGGCTGGATTCCGGTCGGCGCGGACTACGACGATCCCGCTTACTCCGGTGGCACCATGGAGCGGCCTGCACTGAAGCGACTGCTGGCGGATATCGAGGCCGGGCTGATCGACATCGTAGTGGTCTACAAGATCGACCGCCTGACCCGCTCGCTGCACGACTTCTCCCGGCTGGTCGAGATCTTCGACCGGCACAAGGTGTCCTTTGTGTCGGTGACTCAGCAATTCAACACCACCGATTCGATGGGCCGGCTCATGCTCAATGTGCTGCTCTCCTTCGCACAATTCGAGCGCGAGGTCGCGGCGGACCGTGTACGCGACAAGATGGTCGCGAGCAAAAAGAAGGGACTGTGGATGCATGGTGTCCCGCCCTTGGGCTATGACATCAAGGAGCGGCGGCTGGCGGTCAATGCGGCCGAGGCGAAGATCGTTACCCTCATCTTCCAGCGGTTTGCCGCGACCGGTTCGGCGACGGGCGTGGTCAAGGAACTGCGCGAGCGCGGCATCGTGTCGAAACACTGGGTGACCCAGTCGGGCCGCGAGATCGTCGGCAAGGCCATCGACAAGAGCTACCTCTATAAGATGCTGGCCAACCGGACCTACCTCGGGGAATTGCGGCATCAGGATCAGTGGTTTCCCGGCGCGCACCCGGCGGTCATTGCCACCGACCTGTGGGAGCGGGCGCAAGCCGCCTTCACGCGCCCGCCGCGCGCCGCCGTGTCGGAGCGGGAGGGCAAGGTGGTCTTCCTGCTGAAAGGGCTGGTGGTCGGCGCGGACGGCCGCGCACTGACGCCATGGCATACGACCAAGAAAAACGGGCGGCGGTATCGGTATTACCTGAGCACACGCACCCTCCATGAAGGAGCCGGCACGACCGACCTGCCACGCCTGCCGGCGTCCGAACTGGAAGCGGCGGTGATCGAGCAACTGCGCGGGGTGCTGCGCTCACCGGAGATGATCGCGGCCATGGTGCCGGAAGCCATGAAGCAGGACCCCGATCTCGACGAAGCGCGGGTCACCGTGGCGATGCGCCAACTCGATGCACTATGGGATCAGCTCTTCCCTGCCGAGCAGGCGCGGGTGGTCCGGCTGCTGGTCGAACGGGTGGTGGTGAGTGCCGATACGCTCGAGGTGCGGCTGCGTGCGGCAGGCATTGAGTCGATGAAGAGCGAGCTGGCTGACGACGCGGGGGTCGCCGCATGAAACACACCACGATCTGCGCACGCGGCGCACCCACGAAAATTCCCGCCAGCGACGGCAGCCTGACGGTCAGCGTGCCGATCCGAATTGGGCTGCGCAGCCGCCGCATGGTGGTGCAGGTACCCTCCGGCGCAGCGCGCGAGCCGTCGCCGGTGGATACCTCTCGCCCTTGGGATAGCCGGCTCACGCCGCTACAGGCGGCGCTGGCGCGCGGCTACCGGTGGCTGCGCGCGCTGGAGGCGGGAGAGGTCACGTCGATCAGCGAGATCGCCCGGCGCGAGGGCGTGGATTTCAGCTACGCCGCGCGGCTGGTCAACCTGACCACGCTCGCGCCCGAGATCATCGCTGCCATCCTCGACGACACACTGCCGGCGCATCTGACCATTCATGCCCTGGGCATCAACACGCCGCTGTTGTGGTCGGAGCAGCGGCGCATCATGGAGGCGTGAAGTCAGCCGTGCACGGATGTTCACGCGGGCTGCGATGGAATTCGCTAGCCTACCGGCCCTTCTGCTGACTCTGCTATTCGATGTCCACGTTTAAACGCACCGTTACGGCAAGCCCGCATAGCCACCGCCGAGGCGGCCTGGCGATGACCAACCCGTTACTACGGATTGATGGCGAGACGTTGAGCTACGCCGAATTGAGTGTCCAGTTTGGTGTCACCGAACAAGCCATGCGGGCCGCCGTGCGCAAGGCGCGTGGCCTCAAGGCCGGCCTGACGAAGGAAACGCTGAGGCAGGTT